TCGCTACAGCTACATCAACTGTTCCTCTTTCAATCTCACTCACAGGTGGTGTGGATCAATCAGAAACTGCTGTATCGTTTGGTTCAGTCGCCGCTGCCTATGATAAGTTTGCTTCGGTTGAAGATATCGACATCTCACTTATCATCACAGGTATGACTCGTGGTGGTGTAAACGGAACTCAACTTGCAAACTATCTCATCGACAACGTTGCTGAAGTTCGTAGAGATTGTGTTGTATTCGTATCACCAGAAAAGACTGATGTTGTAAATGCACCAAATTCTGCAGCACAAAATGTGGTAGATTTCAGAAATGCACTTCGTTCATCATCATATGCAGTGCTTGATTCTGGTTATAAATATCAATATGATAAGTATAACGATGTTTACAGATACATCCCACTCAATGCCGATATTGCTGGACTCTGTGTAAGAACAGATGCGACACGTGATCCTTGGTTCTCTCCAGCTGGTGTGAATCGTGGTTCAATCCGTAACGTAGTCAAGCTTCCATTCAATCCAAAGGCCGCAGAACGTGATCTTCTTTACAAGAATGGTGTGAACCCAGTTATTACTCAACAGGGTCTTGGCACAATTCTATTTGGTGATAAGACACTTCTTGCTACACCATCGGCATTTGATCGTATCAATGTCCGTCGTCTATTCATCACTCTTCAGAAAGCAATTACACGAGCTTCAAATGCTCTACTTTTCGAGTTCAACGATGAATTTACCCGTGCTCAGTTCCGTAATATTGTAGAACCTTTCCTACGTGATGTACAAGGTCGCCGCGGTATTACAGACTTTAAGGTTGTATGTGATGAAACAAACAACACACCACAGGTAATTGATACCAATCGTTTTGTTGGCGATATCTACATTAAGCCTGCAAGATCAATTAACTTTATTCGCTTGAATTTCATCGCCGTAAGAACTGGTGTGGAGTTTACTGAAATTGTTGGACAATAACAGTATAAATACACCAGTATAAGGAGATAATAAATGGCATTTTCAATTAACGATATTAGAGCAAATCTAAAATTTGGAGGGGCGCGTCCAACGCTCTTCCAAGTTATTTTGGATACTCCATTTGATCGTTCTATCGGAAGCATTGCTCCATTCATGTGCAGAGCTTCATCGATTCCTCCATCAGTAGTTAATCCTATCGAAGTTCCATACTTTGGTAGAATGATGAAGGTTGCAGGCGATAGAACATTTGAAAATTGGAGTGTTCAAATCTACAACGACGAAGATTTCAAAATCCGTCACGCTATGGAATCTTGGCACAATCGCATTAATTCGCTTCGCAGAAACGTAAATGAGACTGGAAGCGCTCGTCCTGATGCATATAAAACCGATGGTGAAATACTTCAGTATTCAAAGGTTGGCGGAAACCCGATCCGTCGTTATAAGTTCTTTGGTTTATTCCCTATCGCAATTTCAGAAATTGAACTTGCCTGGGAAGCACAGAATCAGATTCAAATCTTCAGCGTACAATTCGCTTATGACTGGTATGAAGTCGTTGGAGGAAATACTGGTACTGTAAACTAATAAAGGTATTACATAATGAATTTATTTGGCTTTGAAATTAAGCGGAAAGAAAATGAAGGCGCATCCTTCGCACCAAAGTTACAAGACGATGGTGCGATGGTTGTCGCTGAGGGTGGCGTCTACGGTACATATGTTGATCTTGACGGCTCGGTAAGAACCGAAGCAGAACTTGTTAATAAGTATCGAGAAATGTCAGCCCACCCTGAAGTTGATTCTGCTATTGATGATATTGTAAATGAAGTTGTCGTTCAAGAACCTGAAACAAAGGTTGTTGAACTTTTACTTGATGACGTACCTAATATTTCAGATCGCGTAAAGAAAATCTTTATTGCTGAGTTTGAAAACATTCTTACTCTACTCGAATTTAATCAACTCGGTTATGAAACGGTCCGTAGATGGTATGTTGATGGCCGACTCTATTATCACGTGATTGTTGATGATAAGAATCCAGCCGCAGGTATACTTGAGTTACGTTATCTAGATCCTCGTAAGATCCGTAAGGTTCGAGTTACTCAGTCGAAACGCAATAAATCAAATATCGAAACGCCTATTACAAATAGTGATAGAGAATATTTTATCTACAATGATAAAGGTTTTGCGAAAACCTCTGGAACAAATGTTCTTCCATCAAATTCGCTCGGTGGTCTCAAGATCGCCAAGGATTCAATTGTTCATTGTACGTCTGGCCTACTCTCACAGAACGGCGACCTAGTTCAATCATATTTACATAAAGCAATTAAACCATTGAACCAACTTCGTTCAATGGAAGATTCGCTTGTCATCTATCGTATTTCACGTGCTCCAGAACGCCGTATTTTCTACGTTGACGTTGGTAACCTTCCAAAGATGAAAGCGGAACAATATCTCCGTGATCTTATGGTCAAGTTTAAGAACCGACTCGTGTATGATTCGGCGACTGGTGAAATCCGTGATGATAGAAAATTCATGACCATGTTGGAAGATTTTTGGTTACCTCGCCGTGAAGGCCGCGGTACTGAAATTACTACACTTCCAGGCGGCCAGAATCTAGGTCAGATGGATGATGTGATTTACTTCCAACAAAAGCTTCTTCGTTCGCTTAACGTTCCGATCAGTCGTTTGGACTCAAATGCTCCATTCAGCTTTGGTCGTGCTACAGAAATTTCACGTGATGAAGTTAAGTTTGCTAAATTCATTAACCGTCTTCGTAACAAGTTTGCCATTCTATTCACAAAGTGTCTTGAGCGTCAATTAATTCTGAAGAAGATTATTACACCAGAAGAATGGGACGCTATCAAAAATAACGTCAAATTTAAGTTCTCGCATGATAACTATTTTGATGAACTCAAGAATACCGAAATTCTCAGAGATCGTATTGTCATGTTGCGCGATATTGATGATTATGTTGGTAAGTATTATTCTGCTGAATGGGTTCGCCGAAATGTTCTTCAACAATCTGATGAAGAGATTGAAGAAATTGATGAGCAGATTGAAGATGAGCAAGAAAATCCTCAATATAATGGAATGTTGAAACAACAGATGATGCAGCAACAACAAGAACAAGGTCAGCCAGGACAGACTCAAGATCAATCTCAGCAGCCTCCAGGTCAACCAGCTTAAACTTTTTGTTTGATAAATATATCTATAGAAATTAAAAGGATTGTAATTATGCCTAATGTAACAGATCTACTTGGATTGGCCATCGATTCAAATCCTGTGGACTTTGCAGATACACTCAATGGTATTCTCCAGGATAAAGCCATGGAAGCAATTGCCAATAAGCGTATTGAAGTCGCACAAGGTACATATGATGGCCCAGATGAAACTCAAGATGATGAATATGATTTACCACTTTCAGAAGATGATGTAGATCTTGATATTGACGACCTTGATCTTGATGATCTAGGTTTGGAAGATTTAGATTTAGATAACGGGGAAGAATAAGAAATGCCTAACATCAAGGATCTATTCGAAGTATATCGACCAAAGCCAAAAGACGAGCAGGAGTTCGTTGATAAGCACGTTGTGATCAAACACAAGGATGCAAACGGCAATGGCGATGACGTATTCAATGCTTCTAATGTAAAGAAAGTTGACCGTAAAAAGACTCGAATGGGCTACGATGTACCTGAAGATGAAAAGGTTTATGAAGAAACCGATCTTGAGGAAAGCTTAGGTATGGGTTATAAACCCACATCTGAAAAGAGTAAATTCGGACCCGGTCACCGTGCTAAGCTTATGAATCCAGAAGGTAGATTAAGTTACCTTAGCCAGAAAGCATACAAAACTGCCAAGCATGCTAAGGCTGCGGCAGAGTTTTACCATTCAATAGGTAGACTTCCAACACAAACTATTGATAATAAGATGAGCCAATACAATAAGGCCTATGATGCAAAGCATAAGATGGATGAAGCATTTGAACTTGATAAGGATCAAATTGCAAATTCAATTCTTGAAATGGCTGAAGTTGAAGGTGTTGAACTTACCAAACAAGAACTTAACCATCTTGTGAATAAGTTAGTTGAAGCCGCTGATGAAGATACTGCAGAAAAGACTGAGATGGCTCAGACTCAACTTCACTTCATTGGCTACGCAGTCAAGGAAATTCTTGACTTTGTCAAGATGGGTGGAGAAGTAGAAGAGTGGTATCAGAACAAGCTCAGCAAGGTTCATTCGGATATCGAATCACTTCATTCATACGTTGAAGGCGAAAAGCGTCGCACTGGAATGGTAAAGGAATCAGAAGAACTTGACGAAGTTCTTACTGCTAAAACACCTATGAAAACATACATCAGGGACTTCCAAAAGTCTGATGCGCCTCAGTTCAAGGGTAAGTCACAAGAAAAGCGTCGTCAGATGGCGATTGCTGCTAAACTTTCTGCTGAACGTGGACCACAGAAGGAAGAAGTTGAACAGATTGATGAAATTCAAAAATCGTATGGTCAATCAAAAGGTCCAGTATTAAAAACTAGTAAAGGTACCTTTACTGCAATTACAACTTCTCATGATCCCTATAGATATCACATCATTCAAACAAGTGATAGTGAAGGCAATAAGTTTACTAAAAAGAACTCACCGACACAACATCTTAATGTTGGAAATTTAGAAAAAGTTAAAGCTAAATTTGAACAGATGAAGGAAGAAATTGAACTCGACGAAGTATTTGATACACCGAAAGGTAAAGAAGTAGCTCGAGCATATATTAAGAGAGCTTCCACAAATGCTTTCAGTAAAGGCTTTACTGGCGGTTCAATGTTAAATAGACAAATCGAAGATCCAGCATCGCGTGAACAGGAACAAAAGGGAGGCGAAAAGGCGGTAAAAACTGGACTTAAAAGACTAGTTGGTATCGGTAGAGCAACCGATCGTCTTACAAAAGAGGATATTGATCAGATTGATGAAATCTCTAGTGAACTTGCGACAAGCTTTCTTCAAAAGAAACGTGAAAGGGATTATGATACTAGCGCAGATGGCACATACAGCAAAATGAAAAAGCCACAACCTTTGGATAGAATCCATAGAGATATTAAGAGTACTGTTCGTGCACTTAGAACAATTGAAAAATCTAAAAAGACCAATGAAGAGGTAGAAGCTGAGGTTCCGTTCGAAGGTCCTTACAGAAAACCTGGCACTCGCAAGGATGAGTATGGTAACAAAATCAAAAATGTTCCTCGTCATCTTACAAAAGAAGATATTATCAACAACGCTATTGATAAGTTTGTTCCAGAGGAAGCAAAGTACAGTGTAGATGAACGCTTCGCAATGCGTCTTGAAAATGTTCCAGAACTTCACCGTTCAGCTCTAACTAAACTCTTCAACGGACTCACTGAAGCAAATAGGAAGGTAATGCTTAATCAACTCAGTGAAGAAGCTGGTTTACAGAAGCTTATTAACTTTGTTATCGAGAATAGGAACGACTAATGGCCTATCGTATTGTACAAAATCGAAAAAATCTTTCAACCACAATCCTATTTACTTCAAATTCAACGCTTACGATTACTGGTAATAACAGTGTATCGGCAATTGCGATTGATGATGAAATAGTTACTGGCGCAAGTATTACTCAAGTTTGGTGCGGCTCACCATCTGGTGCAAGTGCATATTGGGAAGTAAAGCGCGGATCGAATACTGTAGGGGTTTATGACTCTACTGCTTACATCGATTACGCAGGTAACGGTGCTGCCATGACACTTGATAATGATGCTACACTCGTAGTAAACCTAACTGGTGCTACAGGTACATTGATTCTTGAATTGCAAAAGGTTGGTCAATTTACTTCAGAATACTTAAGAGGTTAAAGAAATGAAACTTATTACCGAACGTATTGAAGAAGTTCAATATATTACCGAAGCAAAAGAGGACGGAAGCAAGAACTTCTACATTGAAGGTATCTTTCTACAGTCTGCTATTGAGAATCGCAACGGCCGTATGTATCCAGAAGAAGTTATGGATAAGGAAGTCGGACGTTATATTAAGGAAGCAGTTGATGCTAAGACTGCCCTTGGTGAACTTGGCCACCCAAATGGTCCACAGATTAATCTTGATCGTGTTTCACACCGTATTGTAGAACTCCGTAAGGATGGTTCTAACTATGTTGGTAAGGCTATCATTTCCGAAACACCTATGGGTAATATTGCCAAAGGTATCATGGGATGCGGTGGTCGCCTCGGTGTTTCATCCCGAGGTATGGGAACGGTAAAACCAAATAAGGATGGCATCAACGAAGTTCAATCTGACTTTCGTTTAGCTACAGCAGCTGACATTGTTGCAGATCCTTCAGCACCTGATGCTTGGGTGAACGGTATCATGGAATCCATGGAATGGGTTTACGACGAACGTATGGGTTGGAAGGCAATTCAAATTGCTGAAGAATCAAAGAAACAAATTGATGAAGCAGTTCGTGTAAAACAACTTGCCGAACAAAAGGTAGCTCTTTTTGAAAGATACCTACAAAAACTTTCAAAGATTTCTCGTTTATAAATAAATTAAATAACATCCGGAGAATAGAACATGGAATTAAATCTAGAAGAACTTAAGGATCATCTTGATAGTTTGACTGAAGAAGAAGCTGCAGATCATGTGCAGGAACTTTTAGATTCAGGTGAGCTCACAGAAGAGCAACTGGAAGAACTCAAGTCAAAATATACAGAAGAGGACGAAATGAACGAAGCAGCAATCGATACACTTAAACCAGGTGGTGGTTCTGGCGGCGGCGATACAAAAGCCGAACAGCTCGCTACCTTTGTTCAGCTTCTTGCTCAGCTTGGTAAGGAAGATCTTTCAAACATCTTCAATCAAGTTCAGGCACAGTTTGGTCCAAACCAAGCTGCAGGTGCAGTTGATAACTCCCAGAAGAATGCAGCAACAGTTGCAATGAAGCCTTCTGCAGCAGTTGGTACAGGTCCTTGGAAGGAAGATCTTGATGATCTTTTTGCCGGTGATGAACTTAACGAAGAGCTTAAAGAAAAGACTCAGGTTGTTTTTGAAGCAGCCGTAAATACTCGTGCAACCCTTGTTGAAGCAGAACTTCAGGAAGCATATGAAGCTAAGGCTCTTGCTCTTGAAGAAGAATTCAACGAAATGCTTCAGGAACAGGCAAGCGAAATCTTTGAATCTGTAACCGAAAAGCTTGACCAGTATCTCGACTATGTTGTTGAGAAGTGGATGACAGAAAATGAAGTTGCAATCGAATCTGGCATTCGTGTTCAGATTGCTGAAGACTTCATGGATAGCCTACGTAACGTCTTTACCGAACATTATATCACTGTTCCAGAATCGAAGCTTGATATCGTTGCTGATCTTAAGGAACAGGTAGATTCGCTTAACGAAAAGCTCAATTCAGTTCTTAATGAAAAGATTGAACTGGAATCAGTAAACAAGGAATACACTAAGGCTCAGATCATTGAAGAGCTTTCAGAAGATCTTGCAGAGACACAAGTTGACAAACTTTCAACTCTCTCTGAAGGTCTTGAGTATACAGATGCGGATAACTTCAAGAGAAAAGTTTCCATTCTCAAGGAACGTTATTTTGGCACACCATCGAAGTCAACCGGTCTTATTACCGAAGAAATCGATGGAACTATAGATGAAGAAACCAATCCTGGTTATACAACTCCACAAATGAAGATGTATTCACAGGCAATTTCCAAATCTGTGAAATAATAAATAAATATTGAGTCGTAGGACTTAAATATAATATCAAGGAGAAGAAAACAAAATGTCTTACTTAGCTGAAGAAATTCAAAATAAGTGGAAGCCAATCCTAGAGCATGACGACCTTACACCAATTAAGGATGCTCACAAGCGTGCGGTAACTGCTCAGCTTCTAGAAAACACCGAATCCGCAATGCGTGAAGCTCGTGCTTCAATGGGCGGTTCGTTCCTCGGTGAAGCTGCCCCAGTCAACTCAATGGGTCTTTCATCGTCAACTGCATCAACTGGTGCAATTGATACATTCGATCCAGTTCTTATCTCGCTCGTTCGTCGTGCGATGCCAAACCTCATTGCTTATGATGTCTGCGGCGTTCAGCCAATGACAGGCCCAACTGGCCTTATCTTCGCAATGCGCGCACGTTATGCTAACCAGACAGGTGACGAAACCTTCTACAACGAAGTCAACACTGGCTTCTCGGCTCGTGGTGGTTCAAACACTTCTCCAACTGATGCAGGTTACACTGGTGCAACTGCACCTGGTGGCGCTGTAGGTAACGTAACCGGAGTTAATGGTGTTCAAGCTGCAAACAACGCAGGTAACAGCACATACAACTTCGCTGGTGGTCTTGCAACAACTGTTGCTGAAGGTCTTGGTTCAACAACTACTTCGATCTTCCCAGAAATGGCATTCTCAATCGAGAAGGTTTCCGTTACTGCAAAGACACGTGCTCTCAAGGCAGAATACTCACTTGAACTCGCACAGGATCTCAAGGCTATCCATGGTCTTGATGCCGAAACCGAGCTCAGCAACATTCTTTCTTCGGAAATTCTTGCTGAAATCAACCGTGAAGTTATCCGTACACTCATCGTAACAGCCGTTCGCGGTGCTGCTGATGGTACAACAACTCCTGGTGTCTTCGATCTTGATACCGACTCAAACGGCCGTTGGTCGGTTGAAAAGTTCAAGGGTCTTATGTTCCAGGTTGAACGTGAAGCTAACGCAATTGCCAAGGGCACACGCCGTGGTAAGGGTAACATCATCATCTGCTCGTCGGACGTTGCTTCGGCTCTTCAGATGGCTGGTGTTCTTGATTATGCTCCTGCTCTTAACTCAAACAACCTTCAGGTTGACGACACAGGCAACACCTTTGCCGGTGTTCTTAACGGCCGTCTCCGTGTTTACATCGATCCATACGCTGGTTCGAACTACATGGTTGTTGGTTACAAGGGCGCTTCGGCATTCGATGCTGGTTTGTTCTATTGCCCATACGTTCCACTTCAGATGGTTCGTGCGGTCGATCCTAACACATTCCAACCAAAGATCGGCTTCAAGACTCGTTACGGCATGGTCGCAAACCCATTCGCCGAAGGTCTCACAGCTGGTGAAGGTGCTATCAAGCAGGATTCGAACCTCTACTACCGTAGACTTCTCGTTTCCAACCTTATGTGATAACCCACGCAGGTTAATAATAACTATAAAGTTGTTAGACTGAGGGGGAGGGGAAACCTTCCCCCTCTTTTTTATTGTCCTCTTTCTTTTTGGTATTTTTCTGTTGGGAGGAATTAGTCTTAACAAAACAATCTTTAACAGTAATAATCTTCATATTCAGTATACCTATCTAATATAGTATTTGTTTTCCGATAAATACATTATACTCAAACCACAAAATATGTAAATAGGATATTTGATGCTCGAGCAAAATAATTTATCCGCTCTTAGTTATAAAATAAAAATCACTGGAGCAAAGAATCTTGAAATGCGCTGTCAGTCAGTGCAAATTCCAGGCATTGGTTTAGGAACTGCTGGTGTCGCAACACCATTTCTCACTATGCAAGAACCGGGTACAATCAACTACGGCGGACCTTTATCCATAACATTTATGGTTGGTGAGAATCTTACTGATTATCTTGAGGTTTATGACTGGATGGTTGGCTTGGGTACTCCAGATGGGTTTGATCAGACGTATAACCGAAAGTTCTCTGATGCTTCGGTTCTGATCCTGAATAGTTCACTTAAACCTATCTTTAATGTGAGATTTGTACAACTATTCCCACTGTCGATTTCACCTCTTGATTTCGCATCAACATTGACTGATGTTCAATATATTACGGCTCAAGCTACATTTAACTTCGATCGCTTTTATTTTGATAAGCTTGTAACTTAAGGGTTTACATAATTTCCTTTCTTTGTTATGGTACTATTAAGTTAGTACAATATGGAGTGATACATGACTATACCCGAACTCGTACCTTGTAATGATCCAATCCTCAGAACACCTCTTACGAAATTTGATTTTGAAAATCCGATCACAGATCCGATTGAATTAGCCCATACATTGGCTCAAGCAGTCATCAAATATGATGGACTAGGAATTTCAGCCAATCAGCTTGGTTTACCACATAGAGTTTTTGCAATCAAGGCTCAGCAGATCATTGTCTGTTATAATCCTATGATTGTGGATGCTTCGGATGAAACCATTTACCTTGAAGAAGGTTGTCTTTCATTTCCAAATCTTTATGTAAAGATCAAGCGTCCTCGGTCCATTAAGGTTCGTTATACTGAACCAAACGGTAATGTTGTTACGCAGAAGTTTGATGGCATGACCGCTCGAGTATTCCAACATGAACTTGATCATCTGAATGGTGTGGTTCACCTAAGTCGAGCACATCCAATTCACGTGGATAAAGCCAAGACTCGTGCAAAGAAACTTAATAGGATCAAGAAGTGAAGATTGATGACATTTTTGCGCTCTGGGAAACTGATGCAAAAATTGATCGCCAAGAGCTAGGTGAAGAAGCAATTAAGATCAGTGTACTTCATGGGAAGTATTACAGGATCTTTATTAATGAGAAATTGGCTCTTAAAAAATATGAAGCCGAACTCAAACAACTCAAGTTAGAGAAGTTTGAATTTTATACACAAGGACCAACCAAGGAACAGATTGATAAAGGTTGGCAACTACCTACGATTGGTAGAATCGTCCGTGGAGATGTGGATAGATATTTGGAGGCGGATAACGACATCATTAATTACACGCTTAAGATCGCTGTGCAAAATGAAAAGATCGCCCTCCTTGAATCAATCATCAGAACCCTACGTGATCGCAACTTTAATATTCGTGCCGCGATTGATTGGGCCAAATTCCAAGTAGGAGCATAATGGCTGACATACATTTAAAATACATTAATGCCGTCTACATGAAGGTAGTAGCAGAGCCATCCATTCTGATGGAGCTGTCGGATATGCTTACGTTCTTTGCTGACAATTACAAATTCCACCCTCGTTATAAATCACGAGTTTGGGACGGTAAAATAAGATTAATGAACATGATGACCGGGTATCTCTATGCCGGCCTTGCAAAACGTGTAAGACATTTTGCCGATACTCGAGGCTACACATTTGATTTTGATGACGAGTTTTGCTATACCGCAATTACAAACGACGAAGTAAAGGACTTTATTGCTACACTTGATATTCCAAGTGAATACGAATCACGAGACTATCAGATCGATTCCATTACTAAGTGTCTAATTTCAGGTAAGCGAACACTGATCAGTCCAACGTCATCGGGTAAGTCATTCATGATTTATGTGCTCTCTCGTTGGTACAAAGAACAAAAGAAACTTATTATTGTTCCGACTGTTGGTCTTGTAACTCAAATGGAATCTGATTTCCGTGAGTATGGTTATAAAGGTAAGATCCATACTAGCATTGGCGGTATTTCAAAAGGTAATGATATTGATGCCGAGATGGTAATTACTACTTGGCAGAGTTTAAATAACGGTAAAACTAAAATGCCAAAAGCCTGGTATCAACAATTTGGTATGGTCGTTGGCGACGAAGCTCACGGGGCTAAGGCGAAATCACTCGTCGATATATTAGGTAACCTCACGCATTGTAACTATCGCTTTGGTACGACTGGTACTCTCGATGGCAACCCACTCAATGAAACAACAATCGAAGGTCTCTTTGGTCCACGTTATCAAGCAGTTACTACTAAAGAGTTGATGGATCA